ATCAGCAGTATAATTAAGTTTAATATTTGGACATTTTCGTAAAATTTCTAATATTACTGTTTTTAAAGCATTCATTTGAGCCGGACTATAACCTTCATAAAATCTTCTTTGATTAAGAAACCATCCAAGATCACGAATCCCCCCTGTTACATTTTGTCCTTCTTGAGTTACTAAACCAAGTAAGACTTTTTCTCCCTCCTTACCACTATTTGGGTAAATATGGTTACCAGCACCTTTTAATGTTCCGTTTGAAAGTTGTATCATACCATTTGAATTACAAATTTCAATACCTACTGAAAGCCTATTTGCGTTCCCGGCATGTTGTGCAGCTTTTTCTATACCTACTGGTCTTGCTATTTCTCCATTTCTATTAATAATATAATGGATACTCTCATTGTTTTTCTTAAGTGTAGCAAGTGTCTGTGGGATACCTCCAAACCCATCAGTATCATGAAGAATAATTTGATTGATTGTATTTAAATCACGGCTAGGACCTTGTGCAGCAGCGCTAAGATTATAACTAACAGCAGCTGCTACTTGTTTTTTAAGTTCACTTATATCTAGTTTATTAAAATTACTTTTATTATTATCTAATACTATATTTAAAGTATCTACTTTAGTTTTCCAATCACCATTAGATATAGTATGACCTATACCTGTTATAGCTTGTGCTAATTGAGCTCCAATACCCTTTAATTCTCCTCTATATCCTTTAGGTAATATATCTTTAGGTAATCTAAACATATTACCTATTACTAAACCTCCAATACCATCCATTTCAAATGAAAATTTAGTTGGAATAATACCTCTATTACTACCAGGAGATGGAACAAGAGATTGAAAATATATAATAATATCTCTTAAAGAATTTTTTGAATCAGCAAATAATGAATTAATATCTGCTGTTGTTCCTGAGGCTACGGGATGCTGGTTAAGAGCAGCAAAGGCTTGGATTATTTTTGCTAATCCATTAGTTACAGAAGGGATATTATTAGTTACTGTTAAATCAGAATTGCCTGGGAATATTTTTTCTTTAATAATTCTGTCTGTTAAGTTTCTATTAAAATCAATCATTGTGTTTGATTGGATTCCTATTTGTCCTCCTTTAACTTGAGCACCAATTGCTATCATAGCACTTTGCTCAGGAAATATTTTAGATTCTAAGCTATATGATCTTACAGTTGAAGATAAATTATGTATTTCTAATGGAAATAAACTATTATATATAGCTTTATCAGGTTCTGTATAATTTATATCTATTATTCTAGCTACATTATCTTGAGGATCAACATGCACTTCAAAATTATTTATATTACCTATAGAAGTTTGAATATCATACATTACTTTTTTAATGTACGCATATAAATTAATTTCGTTTTTTCCATTTTTATCTTGCAATTCTATATTAGCATCTATTGATTTTTTAAATAGATAATCAATATTAACATATATGTGTGCTTGAGTTGCTATTTCATTTTCAGGTTTATTGTTATAAAAGTAATCATAATTTAACTTATTAAGAAATTCTAAATTAGTTATAGCACTTGATGCTTCTTTTAATATAGTATAAGAAGTTCCTGGGGCTGTTTGAGTTGTTGGTATTGTGATTCTTATAGTATTTTTTCTAAAATCTTCTGTTATCACATATATATCATCTTTAACAAGATAAAATTTACCTTTAGTTAATAAAAAATCATTAAATTCTTTTTCTGTTACCTCACCATATCTACCTTCTGATTTTAGTCTAGATTCAGGGCCCCCAGCTAATCGTAATATTTTAGGTTTATAATCAACAATAACCCCATTAATTGTTTCTAATTGGGCTTTTATTTTTAATAAAACACCTAAATTGTCTTCTTCTAATTCTTCATTTAATACTTCTTGTAAATCCTTATAATCACCATATAGAGAAATATATTCATTAAGATATGTTAATTGAAGTAAAGTGGTAATTTTACTAACCCCTTCTACTAATTTTGTTTCCTTAGTACCAAGACCCTTATATCCTTCAAAAATAAGATTTGCTGCATCATTAGCAACTTTTCTATCCGGAGCGGTTGTTGCTGCTGCTTGGTCTTGCGTTATATCAATAATACTGTCTTTACCCATCCATAAAGGATTTTTTATTAGGCATACACTTGGATCAACCGATATTTGTAAAGGATGAGCTACACAATTTAAATAACTATTATTATTATCATATTCATTTGATTTTACAGATAATTCTATTAATGGTTTACTATCTTGTTTTGATTTTAATATAATGTCTTTATTCATTATTTTAACAAAAGCATCTAAAGTAATATATACTTGAAGATCACTATTTGCTGATAAGCTATTGTCACCATTTGTAGTTTTAAGAGCAGGTAATATAACTATTGCTGTTTCATCTTTAAATATGCTAGTAGGAGAATATGTAGAATTTGGATCTTTTATTTTATGATAAGCTTCCGCCCATATCCCTGCTAATATATTTTTTTGATAATACCCCTTCCATCTATCTAAAGAATTACCTTGATTACTAAACTCATCATTTAATAAACCATCAGTATCACTTGCAATTGCTTCAGGTTTAAGATAATTTACTTTAAGAGATTCAATTATTTCTCCTGTTGAGATAATAATAGTTTGACAATCATAACCTCCATCTAAACGAGCTGTCCAGCTATAATTTTTAACATAACCATACATTGCATCATAATTACCATTATATTCGTTTGATGACTTTTTATATAGTTCACTAAATATTGTTGTTCTATCTTTTGATGTTGGATTTAAAATATTGTATTCACCAAAATTATTAATTTTATATTGACCTTGATTATCAAAATAAGGTGCCCAACCCCATTCTACTAATACAGTATATCCTGGGCGCATATATAGTACTTCTAATTCTTCTAGTTGTTTAATATCCCAACATTGAAAATTTACAGTTACTTCTCTTAATGAGCCATATGCTGATTTTGATTTAACGTCTATTGAGGTAATACCTGGCATAGGGCGTATTCCTAATCTATGAGGAGTACCTGCAGGTGTTTTGCTGCTATAAGCATTTGTAGTGGCATTGCCTACTCCTTTTTTAATACCACCACCTTTATCAAGTGTGCCACCTTGTAATACATAACTTTTAGCTAAATCACTTTTTCCATCAACATCCACACTAGATTGCATTCTAATCCAGGCATTACGTGCACTTAGATATTGAAGGGTTTGTTGGTCTCTTTTTTTAAAAAACTCTTGACGTTTTTCTAATTGAGCTTTTATTTTTGGAGCGAATGTACTTCGGAATATTGACATAACATTTATCTAGCTTGATTAAATTTTTCTACTAATTCTAAAACTTCATTTAAATCTGTTGGTATTCTTAATTGTGTTCCTGGTGCAGGAAATAAAAAGCCATTAGTAGCATTGTTATTAGCAGCTGCTATAATCCACCATAAAGTACTATCACGATAATAAGAATAAGCTAAATTATCAAGTCTATCTCCTACAGTTGTAATAACATACTCATCCGTTTCTGATAGCGGTATGTTAGGATAAAATTGGGATTTTTTATAATCTACTCCTGTGCTTGTTTTTAATGTTAAAGCATTACTATAACGTTCCATAATTATTCTTTTGTAAATGTATCTAAACGTCCTTCAGAAATCGTAGGTAAAAAGCTTTTTAAAGTATTAGGCAAGTGTTTAAAGAAACCACCATCTGGTTTGTATTGAGCTGCTTCTTCTTTATGAATAATAGTTAAACTAAAAGAGGCTTTTAAATACATTGCTAATAAAGCTGTATCATCAGTATCCCAAGAAGCATCGTCTGGAATATCATAGCTTAAACTATTTAATATAGCAAATTCACCTTTTAAATAGTTTCCTATATTTACTTTTAGTAATACACCACCTAATATTCCTTTTTCATTATAAGCACCCGCTGTTGTAGCTGCTAATTGTCCTAATGCTCTATGTTTTTCAAATAATTGTTGTCTATTAAAACAAGGGATATCTAAATTAAAAGATACATCACGTTTAAATTTGTTATAAATGTAAAAACTTTCAGATCGACCTGCATAATTAGTTTCATTCCAAGTACCTGTAAAATTATCTTTAAATCCTTTCATGTATGCTGAAAATGCATATCTGTATTGAGCGTCGTTAATGTCTGTAGCTATGGTTCCAAAAGGAGGAATAGCTCTAAACACAACAGTTAGTATATCAGCGTCTTTTCTTGAAAATTGATTTCTATTAGTGTAATCAATACCTTGAGTTTCGTCTTTAGTTTTAGTATCTACATACTTTTTACTTCCGTTTTCATTATACCCACCATAATATCTATAAGTTTTATTAACAACATCAGTAAAGTCTTGTCTATCTATAAAAGAAGCATCGAGTGATTTTGGGGTGGATCCTGTTGGGAGAGTATTAATATATTTAGTATTAGTACTATCAATCTGTTTAATTAAGTTTTTATAATCTCTAAGTGTTGGTGAATCACTAGTACCATTAGATCCAGCAGGATTATTATTATCATATTTTATAACTGCTTGGTCAACTTGAGTTGGTTTTGAAGTTGGTTGATCTATATTAATATTATTTCTTATAGCAGCTATTCTATCTCTTAATGTAGGATTATTAGCATAAAAATCATCATAAACATATTGTTTTGATATTTTTAAAGTATCAAAATAGTTAATTTTTCCTTTTTCAAAAGATGGTTGTTTAATTTTACTATTATTTCTATTAGTAAAATCATAACGTGGAATATCTGTAAATCCTAGTCCGTATGTTGAACCTGGTCCTCCAATGTATGAATCTATATTATTTTGTCCTACAGTGAATCCAAGTATACTTCCTATTGCTTGTATAAATCTGCCGTCTCTAAGACGTGGGGTTTGATCATTAGCAACATTTAATTTATTTCTTAATAAAACTAATCTATTATATTTTGAATTATCACTGTTGTTATTAAATTTAACTACTGAGAGGTATTTAGAGCCATCAGTTTGTACAGGCAATAATCCATGTCTATTAAAATGAGTACCAATAATATTTGCTGGTACTTGAGCTAGTGTATTAATTCCTAGATTATAAAGGCGGGTTGGTTGTAATAAACCTCCTGTGATAGGACCTAAATCAGCATCAAAAATCCCTTCAATAATGCCTTGAGCTCCTTTTTTAACTTCTAATCTTGGATTTGATAATTGTAATCCAACTTGTCTAGCTATAAATAAAGTACCTTTAGGTTTATCTTCTAAAAATTTTTGAATGCGAAGAGTATCTTTAGCAGCAGATTTAGCAGCACCTAATGCTCCTCCTCTTACAAACCCATCATCACCTGCTCGTACAGTAACTCTCCCTTCAGGGTCTGTGATATAAGGTTGCCCACTATCACCTCCTCCAGGAGTATCACTTCCGTATTTGAGTGATTTTTGAGAAAAATTTCCTTTTCCTCTATAATAATAAGGGAAATTAGGATTGTTTTTTAGTAAGTCAATTAATGGCATTATTTACCAGTATATTTTTTAGAAGGAGTGAATTTGTCCTTGCTGTCATTAACATCTAAACGAGATGGTCTTGGTTTTGGACCAACACCACTAATAGTTCTCCATTTAATGTTTGGAGTACCATCTGTTGAATAGTGGTAATGTAATGTATCTGGTGGAACGGGGTCAACGCCGAATTGTGATGGGGTATTGCCCTTTAAACCTAAGATGCTTGATGTTTTACTGAATAATTTACTTAATAAGTTCATTGTGATTGTATTTTGGTATAAATATTTAAATTATGCTAAATTGTATGAATTGTATTGACGTGTATTTGTGCTTGTTGATGCTTGTTTACCTGCTATTCTACCAAAATTATCACCGTCAACTGATAATATTATGTCGGGTTGTGTTTGGTTTCTAATTCCGTTTACTATATTAGCGGCAAATTCTCTTAAATCATCTACTGTTACACCACCACCACCACCTAACATTGTATTAGCTCTTGGTGAATTTAATGGAATTAAAACTTCGTCACTTCCTGCTTCAGCTACATTTACTAAAGTACCTCCTGGTTTTGCTTCAACAATACCACCGAAGGCAGCGACTGGTATTCTTGCTTTAATACTGGTTTCAACATCTTCTTGAGCACCAGATAATGCATTTAAAGCAGCTACTACAGCAAATATACCTAAACCTAATGTAACTCCAGCAGCTATTCCCATTGCAGCAGCGGATCCTATAGCTAATTGTGTAGCCATTACCGCAAAACCACCAATAGTTTTAGCTAATGAAATCATTGCTAAAGCACCTATAGCAAATTTAATAGCCCCTGCATTTTTAGCAAGATTAGCAAATACATCAACTAGGCCTTTAAAAGGTCCATTAAGGGCTTCAGCTATAGATACTTTAATGCTATCAAAAGTAGCAGCTAATTGTTCAGCAGCTGCTTGTTTTTGTAGATCTTGTACTAAAGCATCATCATTTGATAATTTTAATTCTTTAGCTCTATCAAGTTTTTGTTGAGCGGTCATGTTAGATACATCACCCAATTTATTAAATACAGCTTGTTGTTTAAGCATTTCTGCTAATTCATCTCTACTCATACCAAAAGCTTCAGCTAATGATTTTTGAGCAATAACATTCATGCCTTGGAACTCAGATAAACTACCTACTTGATTAGCAAGTTCTTGTGTTAATGTAACTTGATCACCAGTTAAAGCAGCATAACGAGCTTTTTCTAGATTAAGCTGTTTACCTGTTATTAATTCTGCTTTTAATTCACTTTCAATTGATGATTCAAAATTAAGTAATGACTCACCAATTTTATCTACTTGTTCTAAATTAGTACCTAATGCTTTAGCTTGAGCTACTGCTGCTGCTAATGCTGGTACGTTTTGTTGAAATTTAGCTGTAATTCCTGCACTTAACTTTCCAATCTCTTGAAATACTTGTTTTTCATTGATTTGTATTCCTGATCTTTTTTGTACAGCTAAAATACCTGCAGCAATATCTTTATTGGTATCTTTTAATGAAGATCCATTAAGTAAACTTAATTTATATATTTTAGAGGCTTCGTCTGCTGATAAACCCATTTGGTTAGTCATAGCAGTAAACTCATCTAGAGTTTGGCCACTTACCATTACCGAGGTTCCTAATTGAGCATTAACATCAGATATTGATTTTCCTATTTGAGCCGCTGTATAAACATTTTTTGAAAAAGCATCTCCCGAAAGCTGAGTTGCTTTAGTCATTTTAATTACTTGATCTGTAGACATTCCTAATCCGCGAGCGGTTTCTGTAAATACCTTATCAAATTCTAAAAATATATTAAATGCTTTCTTTATGTCAGATAATCCTGATTTAAATGCTTTTAGACCTATAGTAAATCTAACAGCCGGATCTTCTAATATTTTAGGAAGTTCTTTTTTAAGAATATTAAATAAAGATCCAAACCCAGTTTTTCCAGCCTCAGCAGCGTCTCTTAGTTTTTTACCTATGCTTGTTATAATTTCACTATCAACACCATAACTTTTTAATATTTTAGATATTAGTTTATAAGCAGTTCCTGTTAAACCTAATTTTTTATTTAATTTTTCTTCTTCAGTAATTACATTTTGAATTTGTGCTTCAAGTGTTTCTAACTCACTAGTACCCAATGCAAAAGCCGATGCTAATTCAGTTTGCATTGCTAATAAAGTAGTATGCTGTTTTGATCCTATATCTACACTTGATAATTGATTAGCAATAGCATCTTTTTGATTTCTTAAATTTTCAACTTCTGCTTTAGCACGTCCTTTAATAAGCTCTAACTGCTTAACAGTTAATATATTAGTGCCACTAACATGTTCTTGTACTTTAGCAGATAAACTACTTAATTTATTGTAAGAACTATTAATCATTCCTATTAACTTTCCAGCAGAATTAAAATCAGCAATAGTATTTTTAAAAGTTTGAGAAATAGAACTAAATGCATTTTTTAGGTCATATATCTCATTTGACATTAATTTTATTGCTTTAACAACATCATCAATATCTGCAGGCATTGTTTTAAAAGCAGTTCCCCCCAATTTTGTTAACTCTTCATTAAGTTTAGTAAACTGTTCTTGTAATTTTTGTATTTCTTCTGGTGTTAAAGCCATAATGCATTATTATATCATATAAATATTAAAAGCGCCTATTTTTTAGGCGCCTTTGCTGTATATGTTGGTTGTTTTGAAGCTATGTTCGGTCGTGATACTTCCTTATTATTTTTATTCTGTAACATGTTTGATTGCTTGCTTTCAGCTTCTCTAACTTTTTCGTAATGTTCTTTTAAAGTTTCGAATGTGAATCGACGTAACCAAAGTGGCATATTATATATAGTATTCCAATCATATCCGCCTTGGCCATTGAATACTATTTCATGTATTTGTCTAAACACATGTAATCTATAGTCCTGAGTCAGGCCAAAAAAAGTTAAGTGAAGGAGTAAATTCTATGCCCTCCCCAACATAGTTTTCATCTTCAGGGGTATATCTCATATCAATATCTGGGGATATTTGTCCGTAGTATTGGCGTAATGATCTAGCATCAGGTGCTAATAAATAATTGTCAACGAAATCACGAATTGATTTTTGTTCACGATCACCATTTATAGAAGTAATAATATATTTCATTTTTGTTGAAACATCTGATGTAACGTCTGGTCTAATTTTTTGTAAACCTTTAGTTTCAGCTTCTATTCTTTGTTCGTCGCCGTGTGTTAATATCTTAAAAGTAATTGAATTTCCTGATTTAGGTAATGTGAATGGAAAATCATTAGTACCTTCTTTAAATAAAGAAAAATTAACTTCTTTATCTTTTAATTGTGTTAAATCGACTGTAACTTCTTTACCATTGTAATTTACATTATAATCTTTACCATATCCTAAAATACGAGCAGCGATTAATAATGCATTTTTATCACCTACTAATAAATCATTATAGTTGATATCAGTAACGATTAATTCTTTAAGTAATTTATCTAATACAGTGCCTTGACGAATATAGTTAGCATTAGTAAGAATATCTTCATGCTTTGCTGTCATATATTTCATTTCGATTTCACCTTTAGATAGTGGTGATTCTTTAGGATACAATAAACCTTTGGATGGTAATGTAACTGTTTCGGTTGGAATTGTAAATTCGGCCATATAACGTTTTTATTTGTTGTATATATAAATATATGCAAAAAAAAGACGTTTGCCAAAGCAAACGTCCCTTTTATATAAATTGAATGTAAATTAGAAATTCAATACGCAATAATCCATAGCGATTGTAGCTGTTAGATTAATTGCTGCTTCGTTAGCCCAATCGTATTCACCGAATGTAGCTGTTTTAACGTAAGCGCCTTTAACGATCCACTCACCAACGATATCACCTACTGGGCCTAAAATGTCTAATGTTAAGTCTTTTTTGTAAAAATCAGAATATCCGTCACGACCAGTTACTGATTCGTGAGCCAAACGAGCCCATTCCATTACTGCTTGCGCACCACTTGGAGTTACGGGATCGTATAAGTTTAAAGTCATATCATTCCAACGTACTTTACCTTTTACTTTACGGTAAACGTTGATATGATCTAATATGATTTCTCCTGCTTCAAATCCTGGTGCTGTTGCACTTTTGATTAAATATGCTGGGATACCATCTATGTACATAATGAAACGATTCTGAACTTTTGGTTCAAAAGCGGTAAACATTATTTCATTTGCGTCTAATACTGGCATTTTATGTTAAATTTTTATTGCTATTAATAAATATTAGGAACCACATCCCCTTATGCAGGGAATGTAGCACCAGTTGGTAATATGTTAAAGTTCAAGATTATAAATTCAGCAGTTTTAGTTGGTTGAATGTATATTTGACCTACTAATTGATTTCTATCGATTACATCAGCTGTGTTATTTGTATCATCCATAATCACTCTGTAAGCGTATAAACCTTGTCTTTGTACTACTGATTCCATGTATGGATTAACTTGAGCTAAGAATCTATTACGAGTTACATTTGTATTTTGTTCGAATACTAAAGCGTTAGATACTTGACCAATATAGTCTTTTAATGAAATCAATAAACGTCTTACATTCACACGATCTAATGATGTAGCTTTACGTTGTAATGTCTTTTGACCGAATATTACAACACCTTCACCAGGGAATGTAGCTAATGGGTTAACGTTTGCGTTATATAATGTATCGCGATCTGATTGAGATAATTTTCTTTCAACTTTCAATACTGATGGAATACCACCTCTATTGATACCTGCAGGAGCGAACCAAGGTTGAGCTACTTGATCATTGAAAGCATAAACACCACCTACTACTGTTGAAGCAGGAACCCAAGTTGCTTTACCTAAGTTTGAATTATATGTTTGAGCCCAAGGCCAATATGTTGCTGCGTAGTTACTTGATTGACCAGATGCGTTGTTAGCGGCTGTAATAACTGGTTTACCATATAAGTCATTATCAATGATTGCAATTGCATCACCACGACCTTCAACTGTTGAAATCATAGTTGATGCTGCAGCACCTGTTAATGTAACACCTGGAGCTAATAATACATTGAATTTAAAATCATCCTTATTAGTTAATAAGTTGAATGCTGTAATGTAATCATCAGTTGAAAATCCTTGAATGTTACCTGCAGATCCTGTATTGTATGTAGTACCTAAACCAATATTCTCATTAAATTGAGCAATTGCGTTTGTTGCTACTGCACCACCTGCAAATGAACCACCATAAGAACCACTACCTAAAGCTGGTAAAGAACCGCTATATGTAGCTGCTTTATAGTTACCATTATTGTCGATTGAATCAACTTGTGGAGTTACTACTGATGCAACACGGATGAATTGAGAAGCATTTGTATAAGAACCAGTTTGGTTAATATATGCTTTACCATCTGTATTATCGTAAGTGTAAACATATTTTATATCACCAATTACACGTGAAATGTAGTTTGGTAAATTTGGATCTAATGATAAGTTAGGCCAAGTTTCAAGATAATTCTTTTGAGCGTTGTTGTCGTTACCTGCACGAACAGCTAAAGTAAATGTACCACTACCAGTGTTTACATTTGTTACTTCCCAACGAACATTGTTTGTATTACCTGAAGCTAATGAACCACTAGTTAAACTAGATGTGTTATTCATTACATCACCCCAAGTCAATGTTTCAATTGTAAATGAATTTGTAGTAGAACCAGAAACGAATGCAGGAACAACTGAGCTAGCATAAGTACTAACGTTTGCTGAACCACTAATTACTCTAGTTACTAGTAATGTTTGACCACCGTTTTGGAAAAACTCACGAGCAGTTTGTGAAGTAAAGTATTCGTAATAATAACTACCACTTTTAAAACTTTCACCAAACTTTGATGCAAACTCACTATATGAACTTACATAAGTTGGTACAAGTGGAGTACCTTTTACTGTAGGACCTACAACTGCTGTCGCAGTACCTTGTATTCCTCTTTGTACTAAACTCTGATCACTTTCGTTCTGGAAGACGCCAGGGCTTATAATTTTTTCTGCCATTTTGTATTATTGTTTTTGGAATTTATTAGGATTGACCTAATAATAAATATCTAAAAACAGCGACAAAATGCGAATTATTGTTGAACAGGTGTAATTTCTCCGTTTTCAGGATTTATCGCGCCAGTACCATATTTAGTTTGCAATGTCGATACTAGTGCCATTTCTTTTGTTTCAATGGTTTCTAAATCACTAACTAAAGCTGTTTTATCTTCGCGTAATTTTGCGATTTGCTTTTCAAGTGTTAAAATTTGCGTTTCAGCAACGCCAATTTCAAACACAGTTTGATTGTACTTTGATTGTAAATCTTTTACAGATTGTAATTCTTCGGGTGTTAATTGTGACATAACGATTTATTTTTCCCATTTAGCTAATGGACAAGCTTCTTTACCTGGTTTAGGTGAAAATATTTTTTTAGATAGAGGACAACCACACTCTCCACAAAAGTGTAAATCTAGTGATGGCGTATGAGATTTACTAGGGCAATCATCACAGACGCTTGCTCTATATTCTGCTATTAGTTTTTGCTCAGGCGTGGGATTGGCAGCAGCCATCCACGCCTTCGCTATTTCAACTAATTTATTCACCTACTTTGATCAATTTGAAGAAAATAGGATAGTTACCATCTGACTCAACATTTTCAAATTCTTCTAATTTAAAAGTATTGTGCTCGATTTCTTTGTCCTCTTGAAGTAATGTATTGAATTCATTTTGAAATTCAACAAATTTTGGATTTACTTCACGGCTAACTGTCTCACCTTCTTCATCTGTAACGATGTTGATGTACATTGGAATACTGATATTACCAGTTTCGTCTGTTTCACCATGCTTTTTAATCAATTCTTCTTTGATTTTTTCAATAGCTTCTTTTTCAGCTACTACTTTTTTAGATAAATCACTTAACCAATATTTAGTGGTTAATTTGATTTTTTCACTTAATAAACCTTTAGATACTACCTCTCCTGTTTGTTGGTTGGTAACACCATTTAATTCTGAATCCAAATTGTAGAATTCGAATAATTTAAAACTGATTTTTTCCATAATTACTTCTTAGTTGTTTTTTTAGCGGCTGGTTTTTTAGTTTTAGCGATTTCTGCTTCTGCTTTAGCTACTACTTCTTTAACTTCTTTAACTGCTGGGGCGATTGTTGATTCAACCTTCTCAATAGTTTCAGCGATTTTTTTCTTGTTGTTGTTATATACTAAAGCAACTACTACAGCAATAACAATGATTGAAATTAATACTAACATATTATTTGTTTATTTGTTTGATATAAATATATACAAGAGATAGGAAAACTAACCCTTATATTGTTCTTTTATTTGTTTTTGTTCATCCTCTGTAAGATACGCATCTATTCTATGGTAGCCAAATGATCCTAATTCAAATTTTGATTCTACGCTAAATTTCTTAGCCACATCGAGCGGTGCCAATTTACCAGAGTTATGTTTAATCATGCGTAGACAGAAGAATATATCTTCAGCGAAGAATGATGCTGATGAATATTGACCAACTACCATCATATCTTGTAAATCTGTATTCCATCCATATAATCTACAAACATATTCCATTACTCTAGGATTACGTAAACTGAATCCACCATTTTGTATAGTTTGGTCTCTAACAAAGTTATAACACGGAGCACCTACATAATCATATTCAAAGAAATCTTCAATACCTTTTCTTAATATATTTGAATCTTGTTGAAATACTAATACGCGCTCATAATCAAAATAATCTTTCCAAAAATCAGGTGTAGTCATCACCATACACATATTGAATAAGGATTTCATACGTTTATCCTCTAATAATTTATCTAATCCCTGAATGTATTTTATTGATGTTGGGATTGGAGCGTCTTGATCATATGGTTTAAATTTATATTTTACCTTAAATTTAACTAGCTGTTCTTTAAAAGATTGCTTACATTCCTCTTTAGTGTAAATAAACAAATCAGTATCTTCAGGAAGATGCTTCATA